TGAGTGGTTTGCTTCTTCATGGCACAAAGGTAGTTTGTTCACCTAGTGGATGTCAAGCGCGGCGAGTAACAAAAAGTGCTTGTGTTATGTTTTGGCCTCCTGTACAGTCTCTCACATGGACGGCGCGGTGCCGGGCCAGAAGCGATAAGAAGGAGCAAGCAATGTCGAACGATAAAAATGCGGTGCAAGAAATTGTAGATAAGATCGCCGCTGGCGAGTATCGGATGATTCTTTCTAAGGTTGATCCGCTTCAGCGGCTTTACGTCAGTGCCGATTTGCCGAAAGGCCAGTGGATACCGCTGAAGAAGTACCACCGAAACACGATTCGCGCTGCTCAGCGCCGACTAGCCTATCGCTATGACCAGGTAGCCATGCAAGGCGTCTTTGAGGTGGTCGTATGAACCGCCCCTTCCCCTGGCCGCAAGTAATCGCCATGTTTTTTTTGTGCCTCGTCGCCTGCGCCATCGAGCCATGCGACGGACACTCGTGTGATGTAGAAGTAACCACTGTCAAGGAGTAAGAAGTAATGAGCATTTATGTAAGCGCAACATCTGGCGGCAACTATCCAGAGCGCAAGCCACTCGAAGCCGGAGCCTACGCCGCCATCTGCGATATGGTCGTCGATCTTGGTGTGCAGCCCTCACCCGGTGGTCAGTACGCACCGAAGCGTACTTTGTTGTTGCGGTTCCAGATTCCGAGCGAGCGCGTGGAGTTTACGAAGGAAGGCGAGACCAAAAGCCTGCCCGCAGTCATCAGCCGCACGGTCGGCCTGTCGCTGAACGAGAAGGCGACGCTGCGCCAGTTGCTGCAATCGTGGCGTGGCCGCGCGTTCACGCCGGAAGAACTCAAGAAGTTCGACCTTACAGCCGTGCTTGGCAAACCCGCGTTCATCAACGTGACCCACAGCACGAAGGGTGACAAGACCTACGCCAATTTAACCAGCATTATGCCCCTTCCCAAAGGCATGACCGCCCCGACGCTCGAGGGCGAGGCGTTGTGGTTCTCGACCGACACGCCTAATCCAGACACCTTCGACCGCCTCCCCTCATGGGTTCAAGACAAGATCGCCGCGCGCATCATCGACAAGCCGAAAGCCGCAGCACCCGCTCCGGCCGCTCCGGCTGCGTTCGTTGACGATGAGGTGGCATTCTGATGGCTACCGCTCGCTACGGTTACAAACTGGCAGACGGCACGAAGGTGCCGTCCGTCACTACCATTCTCAAGATCAAAGACCCCGGCGCGCTCATCAACTGGGCTTATAAAACGGGTCGCGCCCACGGCAACCTCGAAGGCAAGGGCCAGTTCGCTCCGGCCAATTTGTACGACGGTAACGATGCCTTGCAGATCGGGACGTGCGTCCACGAAATGTGCGAAGTCTTCGTCAAGGGCGGAAATCCGACCGCGCATCTTGACGCCGTGATGGAGAAAGCCGAGACGCTGGACAAGGCAGCATTTCGCGCGCAAGTCGTCAGCGCATATTCGGCGTTCGAGTTTTGGTGCAAGGGCACGCAACTGGAAATCCTCGAGTGCGAGGTACCGGTACTGTCGGAGAAGCACCGCTACGGCGGCACGCTCGACTTCATCGGGCGGCTGAATGGTCGGCTTGTGCTCGGCGACTTCAAGACCAGCGGCGGGGTATATCCCGAGTATCTGATCCAGTTGGTCGCCTACGCAAAAGCCTACGAAGAATGCAAGGGCGTGAGGATCGACGGCGGATACCATCTGCTGCGCTTCTCGAAAGAAAACGGCGACTTTGGGCACCACTTCTATCCAAGCCTGGCTGACGATGCGTGGCCCGCGTTCTTGCATCTGCGGGCGCTGCACGACTTGAACGAGAAACTTAAAAAGAGGGCTGCGTAATGGCCGAGCCAATGTACACCGACGACGACGAAATGTTCCAAGACCTAACCCACGACCCGGTAGATTCGCCACGGCACTACCAGTTGCGAATCGGCGGGGTAGATGCGGAAATGATCGACGTCATCCGCTCGATCCTCGGGCAGCGCGGGACGATGGCGTACTGCCACGGCTCGGCGCTGAAGTACCTGGGGCGCGCTGGCAAGAAAGACGGCGCACCGACAGCGCAGGATTTACGCAAAGCCGCGTGGTTTTGCACGTATGCCGCGCATATGGCGGAGGATATAGCCAATGACTAACCAATCCTCGCAGGAAGCCCTGCACGCTATTGCCGAACTGCTCGGCACTAGGCCGACGCCTGCCATGGTGGTGGCCGCACTCGAGGCTGCATACTCGCTCGGCCGGTGCGACCAGGTGATTGAATTTACGAAGGCGGTGCAGAATGACCAAGTTGTTAGGCAATGACAACGGTATGTCGAAACTAAATCCAGATATAGTTCGAGAGATTCGAGCATCTGCAAAATTAAGGCTTCAGTTAAGTAATAAAGGACTGGCTCGTAAATTCAACGTCAGCGTTGATTCAATTCGTAACGTGTTAAAGGGCGCTCGGTGGAAGTGGGTCAAATGATTCACTACCACGGCACTCCGATGAATCCGATGCAAGACTTTGTGAAGTCTTTTGCTGGCAAACACGCGATGGTGAGTTACGAACACCCCGAACAACTGGAAGTGGCGGCGGAAATCTGCCAATCCGTTGTGTTGGACAACGGCGCGTTTTCGGCATGGAAACAGCAAAAAACTTACGATTTCACGGGATATGCAGACTGGGCTTCTAAATGGGTACGGCACCCTGCGGTAGACTGGTGCGTAATACCGGACGTTATTGACGGCACAGAGGATGACAATGATCGACTGCTGGCGGATTGGCTTTTGCCTGCGGCAGTCAGCGTGCCGGTGTGGCATTTGCACGAGTCGCTAGATCGTTTGGCCCGGTTGCTTGAATATCCCAGAATCGCGCTCGGCTCCTCGGGAGAGTACGCGGTTGTAGGTGACGAAAGATGGTGGAAACGCATAGCAGATGCGATGCGGATTATTTGCGATGAGCGTGGCGCGCCAAAAAGCAAATTACATGGTTTGCGAATGCTTGATCCGACAATTTTTAGCAAACTGCCTTTGTCGAGTGCTGACAGTTGCAACGTGGCGCGAAATGTTGGAATAGACGTAAAGTGGCAAGGGCCATACACACCGCCGAGCCGGTACAGCAGGGCCGTGGTGCTGATGGAGCGAATCGAACGCCACGCAAGCGCCGCTTATTGGTCAGAAAAGGTTATTGAGTCATATCAAAACTTGGAATTATTTGGGTAAAAAATATGAAAAAGGTGAAACATGAACTGGCTTCTTGACATCATCCGCAGGGTGCGGCGCTCACGCCGGGAGGATTGGCGGCACGTACCGCCGCCCAACTGGGCCTGCTCACGAAAGCGCGCGGGAGGGCTTTACTGGTGAAGGTAGAAATCTGTCCAGAGAGCGCGGCCGAAATCACTAGGGCCGAGTTGCGGTTGACGCTGCAAATTTTCAAGAGGGATTTACGCCAGCGGAAAGCGGGCAATGGATCGCCTGTGTTCATGCGCGATAAGGCGGAAGACATCGAGCAGATAAAGCGGCACGTAGAGGCCACGGAAATGCTCTTGCGATATTACGGAGGGTGATATATGCCAGTCGGAGGAATGCCGCCGCCATCTTTGCGGCAATTGCTGTTTGTGTTGCTGTTGTTGGCCGGAGTCGTCGGCATACCGCTGGCGGTGCTTGGCTGGCTTATTGTGACGGTTGTGGAGTGGCTGCGATGACCCGCGATGACATCATCCGCATGGCGAAAGAGGCGGGGTGGGACTCTGGGCTTGTAATGCTAGTTGGCAACCTTGAAGTCTTCGCCGCCCTTGTTGCCGCCGCCGAGCGGGAGGCGTGTGCAAAGGTGTGTGATGAATTACGCGACGAAGATGGATTTGAGCCGTATGGCACTGAATGCGCCGCCGCGATTCGGGTGAGGGGAGAGACATGAACAACAATGCATCAATGATCATTACTGCCGTTTGTGTGGCGGCAGGATTTTTTGGATTTGCGGCCAACCAAATTGGCCTTTCAATGGGCAAAAGTTGGGAAAGAGGGAGAATTTACGACCAATGCCTTGCAGTTCATTCTTCAATGATCCATAGAGATGCGGTCGTGAAATGTAAGGAGATTGTTAAATGAACCGCGACGACATTATCCGCATGGCGAAAGAAGCGGGGCACCCGTTTTTAACCGCATCAGTAGTTGAGCAAGGTGCTGGGCCAGTACCGGAATGGCTTGAACGCTTCGCCGCCCTCGTTGCAGCCGCAGAGCGGGAGGAAATTTTGAAACTGACTGATTCGCTTGGCTGGGTTGACGCCGCCGCGATTCGGGCGAGGGGTGAGGCATGAAGGACGAATGGGATTTGGAAGTTGAGCGTATGCCCTGGCGCTTTAACCCGCCGAAGCCGGACTTGCGCGCGGCGCTCTTGCAGTTGCGCTCATTAGGATTTAACGCCGAGGCCGACTTGATCGCGGGCGAGGTTCTCAGCGTGCAGAGGGCGAGGGCCAAAGAGGCTGAGGCGTACATTCTGCTCTCGGCTGCGTGGCCTGCGCTGGTGCGTTCGGGACGCACGGAGTTGGCAGATCAAATCTCGGAGTTTCTGACAGACTAACGCCGGACGTGGTAGGGGCTGGCCTTCTTGAAATGGTCGGTCTTGCATTGCACGGTCTGCTCGATGGGCCGACCGACCGCAGGGTGCGAGCAGTGAAACTTCGAGTTGCGATATACGAAGAAGGCGCAATTCTGGCAGAGTTCCGGCTCAGCCCACGACAACTCTGTTATCAGTTCACGATCCAGCACGCGCATGGCTACACCGGAGCGCCTCGGAACCAAGCCTTGCCCGCATCCACAGCGACGATCTCCGGCTCGAGCAGTCGGCCGCTGCGGTACGTCAGCACCACAAAGCCCGACGCCCAGTTCAGCGGCCCGGCTTCTACGTAGGTGAACTGCGGGCCTTTCGGCTCGGCCATCGTGCCGCAGTCCACGCCGAAGCGTCGGCCGCGATAGTCGGCCCACGGCGTATATTGCAACTTGTGAAGATGGCCGTGGACGTAGTGCGTGCCCGCGCGCAAGGCGGAGTTATAGGCCGCATGGATACCGCCGCCAACGGGCCGATGTCTAATCACCGTCCACGCATACTGCTCTGCGTTCAGATGCACGGCCCAGCCCGCGCGCCAGCGTGGCAGATAATCGATCAGCGTCGAGCCTGGCATCTCCTCGAGTTCGGGCACGTTGCTGGATAGGTAGTTTTCAAACCGCGCGTCGTGGTTCCCGATGGTGCGTAGCAATTGCGCCCTGCCCGCCGCGCGTTCGATCTCCGCGCACCGATCCTGCACCGCGTGCAGTTCGTCCTTCAGTTCGGGCTGCTTTTCCCACATGATCCGCGAGTGTCGACTGATGCGCGCGCCGTCCAGAATGTCACCGTTCAGAATCACGATGTCGGGCTTTAGCACCTTCGCCAGTTTGCAAAATGCCTCGTGCGCTGGCGTAACAACGCCCGGCCAGTAGTGGCAATCACTCGCCACCATCACCACGCCGTCGTGCAGTTCGAGGTGCATTTCGGATTCGTAGCGCCGCGCGCGCTGCTCTGCGAGTCGGTTGGCGGCCTCGCCTGCTTCCGACTTGATGCCGGTTTTACAAGTTGCTGGGATTTTGCTCGGCAATGCTATGCCGTGCCGCGCCTCAAGCGAGCGCCTGCGCTCGTGGACGCTTCTCACCGGCATAGACAGTGCGTCGGCTACCTTTTTTGGCGACCCGTGACGCACCCATGCGTCGATGAATTCCTCGTCGGTGTAACGCTTAGGCATTCATTCCTCAAAGGTTGTGAGAGACTGCTGGAGCAGATGCCCCAGTTGATCGACGAATTGTTCGTCTCGGGACAGCGGGTGCGCCATCATGTCGAGCATGGCGTGCGTCCACTCGTGACAGAAGGTTTGCTGTAGTGATGTCATCGGCTGACCGCCGAGTATCTCGATGCGTAGGCGATCCGGTATCCAGATGCCGACGCAATCCTTGTGCTTCCACCGGCTGCGCGGAACCACTCGAACGGTAATGTTATGCCCAAGAAGTTTGAAACTTCTTGGGATTCCGGTCTTCATACAGTTCTCTGGAAGTGCGGAACATCCTTAAACGATTTCCAAAAGCCGCCCCATTGATTCTTGGGGTGCAGTGATTCCCAGTATTTACCGATAGGCGTCAGCGCGGCAATGTCGTAGGTCAACTTGCCGTCACGAAAGAAGTTGAGGTCGATGGCGCACCGTTTGAGGTGAATGCTGTTCATCGTCTTGCTGCGTCCGGTCTTCACGTAGATTTGCTGCTGTTCAACCGTGCGCGCAAGTTCGCCGCCTGTGACCACGAAGCCCTGCTCTGTGGCATAGGCTACCAACTTGCCGACATCCAGCAGAAACGCCGCTTGTTCTGCGACCAGGCTCATTTGATGGCCTCCTTCAATTGCTCGGCTTTGTCCTTTGATCCCTGCGACGATCCAAAATAATAGGACATGATCTGAGTCGCAACGGCCGACAGCACGCCGAGAATGTAAATGAGGATGTCTTTTCGGCTCGGTTCTACCGGGCTAGTGTCGAACATCACGAACCCAAACAACACGAAAGTTAGAAACACCACGCCGAGCGCAAGGATTGGCGTCACGATCTTATTTATCAGCGGCGCATCCTTGCTGGTGGCAATCGCCACTTCACGCTGCCGCGCGTCGTTGGTTGACTTTATGTCAAGTTCGTAGGCTGCGAGGTCTAGTTTGTTTTCCTCGAGTTTCAGCCGCAGCAGTTCTTCCTCGTGCTCCATCGTGGCGATCTGCACCTTCGCCAAGTCCTCGGGCGACATATCGGGCTTGAGTTCAACGCCCAACTTTTGCTCTACAAAGTCCTTGCCCTTTGCCATCACGGCATTGGCGACAAGTCCCAGACCATTTTTGAGCAGAGGCGCAATGAGCGCGGCAATCATTGGCGGCATGGTTACTTGCCCTTGAGTTTTTCGCGGATGGTCAGCGCGTGCGAAACCACCGCAAACAATCCGACAATAATTGCAATGACGCCAGCAATAAACGTGATGATTTCGTTGGCACTCGAGAGCCAACTGGTGCCCGCTGCTGCAATCGATACCCCTGCGGCAATGTCCGCGCCTCTACTTGTGTTGGTCATGGTGGTGTTCCGCCTCCCCCGGTTCGCGTAATCGTTACCGGCACATCCGCCGTTGCGGTCAGCGGAGTGCCACCTGTCGAATCTGTCACGGTGCAGCGGTAGATGCCCGAAACAAACTCATCCTCGTTAAGCGTGGCGCTGAATGTCGTCGTCGCCGCGCTCGGGCTTGTGATGGTGAAA